GGGGTAGCCACTTTTAGCAGAAAGCATTGAGCTTTTGTGCCAGAAGATAAGAGTCTGATAAATAAAAGAGAAGATAAGAGTCAATAATAAACAAGAAGATAGACAAGGGCTGTTTAGTTCCTGAGACATGAAGCCACAGAAGTGGAAATTTTGGTGTTGCGGAATAGCAACAAAGTGCGGTGAAACGCGGTGAAACACGACCGTTTGTCGGAAAGCTCGAAGATAACAGAGACACCAGCACAAAATACTAGACAACATCCCCACCAAGCATGATAATAGAGGCCAAGCCAACGAACTGACCACTCAGGCTTACATACTATCCACCCCGGTCACAGGAGTTAGACATGAACACACAGACCACACAAGCCACCGCAACAGTCCACACCACACCAGAGCAGGCAAAGTTCGCCCGCACTGCTGGTGAAGTCGCACAAAGCGCCAAGCTAATCACTCAGCACTATCGCAGCCCTTCACGTAGCGCGCTGGTGTGGATTCCCGGTGACGCATGGCAAGAGCTGGAGGCCTCTAACACGCCAGCCAACTACAAGCCACTACTCAGTGCAGTGCTGGAGACCGCCGCTAAGAGCATCCTGAAACGCAGGCTTGAGAACATGAGTGTCTGGCCGACTACTATCGACACGAGCATTTTTAGCGCAGACGCTATTCTACAAGAGGCCAGCGGTGCTAACACTGAGTGGCTGAGCAAAGAAGAACTCACGCAGGCATGGGAAGCCAGCGCCACGCGTGCAGCATTTATCAACAATCCAAACTATCAAGCCAACAAGGCTTATAGAGGCGCGGTCGCCGCGTTCGCAGAACTCGTCATTAAGTTGGCAGGCAAGACAAGCAGCTATCAAGAAGCAGAACTGGACAAGATAACAGTGAAGCTAGCAGAGGCAGACCATGAAACAGAGTTCGGAAGCTTCGTACTGCGCCGCTGCGAAGCATTGCGAAACAAGCCACAGAAGCAGACGATTGACCTTGACCTGTTGTAAGCGGGTGCAGCTTGAAAGCCTGACAAGCTAACAGCCCCACTACTAAGGAGCCCACCTAATACGTGGGCTTTTTATCGGCCCTCTTGCAAATGCGAATGCTTCCTATTTACACCAGCCGCTCGCTTCGCTCGCTAAACAGCCAATACCAGTTGCTACGCAACGCAAGGGGGAGGGGCCTTTTCAAGGCTGTTTACTTACGTATATCCTACGACAGCTTCTCCAAAATTCTAAATTTTTGCGTTTCCATCAACCTGAGTTATCAGCAGCGAGGCACTAAGCAGGAAACAACAAGCCATCGCAGAATAGGCCAATCAAGAATCTGGCGACCGCGCGGCACAATGTCTCATGCCTACTCCACTAGCCAAGACCTTCTCAGCAATAGACTCGCTCAAGCGCCTGCTTGCGGACAGGCTTAGTCCTGCTGGCATGAAAGAGACGCTGACGCAGAGTGCCCAGAAGCTGCAAGCCTCGAGCGCTGACATAGAGACGGCAGGCAGCAAAAGCGTGCTGATTTCAGACGAGCAAAAGCAAGCTGCTAACGTGCGCACCACAGACGCAATGCTAGGAAGCCTCGCAGGAATTGGGGGAATGATTGTCCCTGCTGGCGCGATCATGTCTCCAAAGTCACTCAAAGCAGTGCAGACAGCAATCGACTCAGGCCAAGCTGACATGGCGTACGCCAGTACAAAAGTATATCACGATCCTGTTGACAATATACTAAAAATGGTTATCCCAGATGATCCTGCGCAGCTTAAGCGTGGTACTTTCGGGCGCAATCCACAAGGTGACATTTATCCACTAAAAGATGGACTCTCGGTTGGCCAGCTGGTAGATACCTCACGCTACCCAAAAATGCTGCAAGAGTTCCTCGATGCGCACACTGTCACGCGCACCGCCAAGCCAGGCGCTAGTTACTCCTTTGCAGAGAACAAGATTCGCGTAGGGCCAAGTGCAACTGCTGACGAGCTAGCAAGTAAGATGATGCATGAAATGCAGCATGGCTCGCAAGCACTGTTTGATATGTCGCGTGGTGGCAATCCAGAGATGTTCTTCAATGAATACGCCAAATACGCCACCGCCAAAACATTGGTGGATCAGAAGCTGCTGGCTACAGGTAACACTATGGGGCAGATTCAAGGAGCTGCCAACCTCGCACCGCTGCCACAGTCGCTGACAAGCTCCCCAGCATCAATGATTGATGATCCACAGTACCTGCTTAGCGTCAAAAATATGCTACGTCAGATGGAGCTGCAGGCGTACAAAAACTACAAATCTATTCCTGGAGAGGCGGAAGCCCGCCTGGTGCAGACTCAGATGGCCACTGGAGACTACATGTCTCACCCTAGCAAGGTGATAGACGCAACAGTAGCTGACATGCTTAAGCACAGGACAGGAAAAGTCAGTAAGGTAGACGCGGACCCCGTGTCACGTACCATCATTGATGTACTTCTAGGCTATAACACAGGAGTAAAGCCATGATTGACAAGTCTCTCGTCATCAAATATCTAGCACAGGGCATCCCCACCTCGCAGATTGCCATGGCAGCAGGCTGTGATGAGTCCTACATCAGTCAGCTCAAGGCTGATCCAGAGATTCAGGCGCAGATGGCGCAGCATGCAGCTGAAGTCAGCATCAAAGACATGAACTTTGACGAGACGCTGGAGTCTGCAGAGGAGCTGGCCCTTAGTCGCATCCAAAAGTCTCTTGGTTTTGCAAACATGGGCCAGGCACTAAGTGCATTTCGCATCCTTAACACCGCTCGGAGACGTAAGGATGGCCCTGCCGTAGGCTCAACAGTCACTGTGAATGTGAACTTGACACTGCCAGCCAGTGCCCTGCCACGTTACGTGACCAACGCGAACAATGAAATCGTAGAAGTTGAGGGCAAGACGCTTGTCAGCGCAACCCCGCGCGGTCTCGATAACTTGCTGGCACAGCGTGCTGGCGTGGCACCAACAGCAGTAGTCACGGCGCTGGATAAAGCAGCTGTTCGCCTCGGCTCTCTTGCTCCGCTGCCCAAGCGTGCGCCAAGAACTCTGCCGCTGACCGCTGCCAACTTGAGCACTGACATGCTATGACAGAGCAAAGTATGGGGCTGAAAGACATGTCAAATCCTAGCCATTTCTCCAGTCCTGCTGTTGACACAGGCCAGCCCATCAGCGGAACCACCGAAGTAAGTGCAGATGGCAAAGAAGCCTTGCTGCTTGCAAAGAAGGATCTCAACTTCCTTGGGATGCTCGCGGCACCTGAGGATTTCATCTTTGCCTTCCCTGCCTTCTACCTTGCACTGTTTTCAATGCTCACCTCCTTCAAGAGTAAGGTGGAGCGCTTTGCTATTGGTATTCCGCGAGGCTTTGCAAAGACTACATTCATCAAGCTGCTGTGCCTCTGGTACATCCTGTTCTCACATAAGCGGTTCATTCTGATTGTCGGAGCGGCCGAAGACTTGGCAGTCAACACGCTCGCAGACATTTGTGATTTCCTCTCGTCTCCAAACATCATAGCTTTGTTCGGGCGCTGGAATGCTGAGATTGAAGTAGACACGCAGTCACTGAAAGTCTTCCACTTTCGCGGTCGCAGCATCATCCTCCGTGCCATCGGTGCGGGTACCGCAGTTCGTGGTATCAACAGGAAGAACGCACGGCCTGACGTTATTATTATGGATGACGTACAGAAGCGGGAAGATGCTGAGAACGCACAGATGAGTGACCAGCTGCTCAAGTGGATTCTTGGTACCTTGATGAAAGCTCGTAGCAATGAAGGCTGTACCTACATTTACGTAGGTAACATGTATCCCCAGAACTGCATTCTGGAAAAGCTCAAGAACAACACCCAGTGGACTTCTCTGATCGTAGGCGGCTTGCTGGCAGATGGCACCAGCCTCTGGGAAGAACTCAGGCCAGCTGAAGAACTCATTGCAGAATACCAGTCTGACACTGAGATGGGCCACCCAGAAATCTTCGTATCAGAGATTCTGAACAGCACTGAGTTGACAGGGGCAAGTGGCATTGATCCGCATAAGTTCCCACTCCTGCCTGAGTACTATGTAGACGCTGACGCGGAAGGCAGCTTCATCCTCATTGACCCAAGCTCAGGAAAGAAGCAAGGCGATGATTGTACCATTGGGCACTTCAGCGTCTGTGACAGCAAGCCGATCTTCGATGATGTAACCTTTGGCACGTTCAGCCCGCTGGAGACTATTCAGAAAGCTATCGCTCTTGGGCTGGAAAAGAACACTCGCCTTATCTGTGTGGAAGATGTGGCCTATCAAACTACGCTGCTGTTCTGGTTCAATAAGTACTGTGAAGACGAGGGCATCAGTGGTTTTGAATTCCAGCCTCTCAGCCCCAAAGGGCGAAACAAGAATGGCAGGATTAAGAAGGGCTTGCTACAAGTTCTTGCAGAAGAAATCTATCTGCATCCCAACGTGCGCTCTCTTGTTATCTCGCAGACGGTGGATTGGAACCCCCTCAAGATTAACAACAAGGATGATATAATAGACTTGATCGGATATGTTGAGGAGACCGTGCGGGATTACCCCGAGCTTATTGTCAAGAACATCTTTGATGTTGACATGCACACGGCCTCAGCTTCGCACTCAAGCGGGCTTGCTCTGCCATTCTGATTTCCAACCTTTCCACCAAGCAGGACACCATGGCCACAGCTTCCAATATCTCCATTGTCAACACGCTGACTATTGACCAGCGCAAGGCATTTCTTCACTACGCAAAAGATCGCGCGCAGATGGCAGAGGGCTCACTCTCTGATTTCCGCAGCCTTTTGCGCTATCGTGATCGTGCCTACCAGCGCCAGCTGAACACCACAGCTGAGCACATCAAGGCAGTGCGAAGCAACATGGCAGGTGATTCCCGCAAGGTGCAAGACATTACCGTGCCCATTGTCATGCCGCAGATCGAGTCTGCCGTGGCTTATCAAGCAGGCGTCTTTCTCACCAGCTACCCAATCTTTGGCGTAGTTTCTACTCCTGGAATGCAGTCGCAAGCATTGCAGTTTGAAACTGCGCTTGGTGACCAGTCCGTGCGCTACGGCTGGGCACGTGAGCTTATCAAAGTCTTTCGTGATGGCTTCAAGTACAACTTCGGTGCTGCTGTTGTGCATTGGAAAAAGACGCCACTCAAGACTATTGTCACAGATACAAACATCTCAGCTGCCGGCCTCGCAGCAATTCGTGAGTACAGCTACGGTGGCAACTGCATTGAGCACATTGATGCGTACAACTGTTTCATGGACATGACTGTGCCACCTGCGAACTTGCACACTGAAGGCGAGTTCTTTGGTTGGAACAAGATCATGTCACGAGTGATGCTGAAAAAGCTCCTGGCTACGCTTGATCCTGCCAAGACGACAAACGCAACAGCCGCCTACGAGTCTGCATTCACTGGCAGCACCGCAGACACGGACTCGGGCACCTTCTACCACCACCCGGAAATCAACCAGTATCTAAACCTCGGTGGAAAGCATGTTCCTGGCAGTACTAACTGGGGCAGCTGGATGGGCTTCCCTGGTGCGCAAAAATCGAAGATTGCCTACAAGGACCACTACCTTGTCACGCATTTCTACTGCCGCGCTGTGCCCCAGGACTTTGGCGCAAAGGGCAATGGCGTTAAGATTTATCATGGCATCATCATCAACTGGGCTACTGTCATCTTCGTGGAAGAGATGAACACTGGTCACGATTTCCTGCCTTGCTTCATCATGCAGCCGTATGAAGATGGCCTGGGATATCAGACGCAATCTATGCTGGACAATGCGTTGCCATTCCAAGACATGAGCAGCTCACTGTGGAACATCAGCCTTGAGAGCAAGCGGCGTCTGATCTTTGATCGCTTGATTTACAACCCCCGCTTCATTGACAAGAAAGACATTGATCCCATCTCGTCAGTGTCTCGCATCCCACTGCGCAATGCCAACATTGGCAAAGACAGCAATGCCATGCAGCAGGCAGTCTACCAGATTCCTTACCGGGAAGATAACTCCTCTAGTAACATTCAAATGAGTGAGATGATTTCTGGCATGGCAGACCAAGCAGCTGGCCAGAACAAAGTGGATCAGGGCCAGTTTCAGAAGGGCAACAAGACCAAGTCTGAATTCGATACCACGATGCAGAATAGCAACAGTCGCCAGCAGCTTGCAGCTCTGACGATTGAGCAGCAGTTCATGACTCCAGTCAAAGAGACTATCAAGAGCAACACGCTGCAGCACCAGCCAGCTGGCACGCTGTTGAATCGTGACCAGCGCCAGACTGTGGATGTGGATCCTGTGGAGCTGCGTAAGGCCATTCTTGAATTCAAGATGACTGATGGCATGCTGCCAGCAGACAAGATGCTGAACGCTGAAGTCCTTACCGTGTTCTTGCAGACTGGCCAAGCTATTCCTGGCATCGCTGCAGAGTACGATATCATGGGCATGTTCTTGTACTGGGCAAAGTTGAAGGGCGCCTACTGGTTGGAAGACTTCAAGCGCAGCCCAGAACAGCAGCAGCAGTTCATGCAGACTGTGCAAGGCATGGCAAACGCAGAGACGCCACCAGCAGCTGCACCCACCGCGCCAACAGTCTAAGGAGACAAGCATGAGCTACAATATTCATCCCGACCTTACCGGCAAGTTCAACCGCCTCATTATGTCTGATGAGACGGCCGTTCAAGCCATGAAAGTTTCTCCACTGTTTCTGGCATACCTGCAAAACAAGATCGCAGATTATGCCAGTGCAGTGGTCGAAAGCAAGCTGCCATACGAGCCTGATCCAAGCAAGCAAGTAGCAGCAATCCTTGAGCATGAGAGGCTTCGCAATTTCTGTGCAGCCTACGAGGAACTCATGGCAGAACTCACCCAAGCAGCCTCAAACCAACCGGAGTAACTCATGGCCTTTTTGAATGGTATTTTTGGCAACAAGCCCGCAGCACCCGCCCCCGCGGCTCCCCAGCAAACAGCCGCAACTCAAGGTGGCAGTGCTGGTCCCGCAATGCAGCAGCAAGCTCCTGCCAACCCAGGTGCAAATCCTGCAAACATGACTGGTCAACCTGGCCAGCCACCGGCAGGTGGACCGCAGGCATCTGCACTTGACAGCTTTGCTGACATGTTCAAGCCCAAGCCCGCGGACCCTGCAGCCCCCAAAGCTCCTGGCTTGGCTGATCCCTACCTCACTCCCATTGATCCTGCTGCCTTCAAGCAACAGGTGAACAGCGCAAACTTTGCTGCTAGCATTCCTGCTGAAACCATGCAAAAGGCCATGGCCGGAGATGCTGCCGCGTTTGCAGAGGCTATCAATCATGCTACGCGCGAAGCCTTCAGTGCTGCCACCACGCTGTCACACGGCTTGTCTGAGCATGCTGCTCGTCAAGCTGCTGAGCGCGTCAGTGGATCGCTCGATGGGCGCATTCGCAATACCCTCATTCGGGGCCAAAATACAACCAATGAAGTGTTGAGCAAGCCCGCGGTGGCACCAATCTTCAATGCTGTTAAAGCGCAGATTGCACAAAACAATCCGCAGTTGTCACCAGAAATGGTGCAGCAGTCAGCAGAACAGTACTTCATGGAGATGTCCAATGAAATGACTGCACCTCAGCGCCAAGCTGAAACCGCCAAGAACGCTCCAAAAGCTCCTGACTTCTCCTACCTTCTCGGCAACTAAGCACAGTCTTTACGCC